TAATTCCGCACAACTTTATGGAAACTCAAATCTTTGGATTCACGCACAAGAGGGTGCTGGAACTGCAAAAGAAGAAAGATATGAACTAAAAAGAAAACTTTATCGTGCAATTGCAAATGTCAATATTCTCGAAGGTATCAGGTTTTACGTCTCGTTCGCTTGCAGCTTTGCATTTGGTGAACTCAAACTTATGGAAGGATCCGCTAAAATTATCTCTCTCATCGCAAGAGACGAAAATCAGCACCTTGTTATTACTCAAAACATCCTCAATAAGTGGCGTGAAGGAGATGATACAGAAATGCAACAAATTGCTAAAGAAGAAGAGGAGTGGGTAAGAGGTGCCTTTGAGAATTGTGTAAATGAGGAAAAGAGGTGGGCGGAGTATTTGTTTAAAGATGGTTCAATGATTGGTCTAAATGACAAACTTCTTTGGAGTTATGTTGAGTGGATTGCGAATCGTCGTATGAAAGCAATTGGTATCAAACCACTTTATGATATTTCTGCAAAGAATAATCCACTTCCTTGGACTTCTCATTGGATTAGTTCCAAGGGACTTCAAGTTGCTCCACAAGAAACGGAAGTTGAATCTTATGTGGTTGGTGGAATTAAACAAGATATGAAAAAAGATTCCTTTGCTGGATTTCAACTGTAATATGAGGGGTTTAGACCCCTCTTTTTTTATAAATAAAAAAAAGTATTGCTTATTCATATGTCTGGCATTTCCAAGTTCAAAAGAATTTATAGTGAAGGTGTTGCAGCAGAGCATCCAGATATTGCAGGACAAAAAGAATTTGCAAGTAAAGCAGATGCAGAAATTTCTCGTAGAAGAGCAGCAAGATCAAAGAAAGCAGGACCACAACTCCCTAGTTTTGTTGCGTCAGTAAAGAAGGAAGAAGTTGAAGTAAATGAAAAAATTGACGTAGGTGCTGATGCTGGTGCGACAATCAGTGATTTCGTTCATTCAAAGAGCAAAACCTTTAAAGGTGATAGTAAGAAACAAAGAATTAAGAGAGCACTTGGTGCTTATTATGCAGCACAGAAAGAAGAAACAGAAAACATTTACAATTATGTAATTGAAACTTTAGTTGATGCTGATTTCGCAGAAGATTATAAGACTGCTGAAAATATGTTTGAGTGTATGAGTGATGAATTTGTAGCAGTTATCCTTGAAGAATATATTGAAGAAGCAAAACGTTCAAGAACTGAAAGAAGAGCAGCAAATGCTGGAAAGGAAGGATATGATGCTCAAGGAAATCCAATTCCCAAAATAAGTACAACACACGTTATAGATGATATAGATGATAATCGCGCAGATCAAAGACATCCAGATGCTGCTAAAATTGATGTGATGAGAAAAATCAAAAAAAAGTGGGAGAAAGTACAATCATTAACTCCTAGTGAGTTTGCTCATCATAAACTCAGAAAATCAGGAGAACCAGTGACAGAAGAAACGAACAAAGATCCTGGTGATAAATATGGATTTGATGAATTTTTAAGTTCTAAAAAGTTTAGAGATACTACTAAACCAATTAAATCGGTAGGTAGACTGGGAGATAGCCCAAGAAGACCCGCAAAAAGATCTGTTGTTACTGCTCGTGGAGGATCTTCATTTGGAAGCAATAAACCTAGCACTCCTATGGATGACCCAGGATCATTTGCGAGGGATTTGAGGGACAGAATTGGAATAAGAGGTCTAAAAAGAAAAGATATTCATTTTACTGGTGGAATGAATAAAGGATCAAACAAAAGTCTTTCTGGTCCTGAAAAAAAGGGTAAATTGGTTTCAAAAATTGTAAAACCAAGTGATAAAAAAGTAATAACAACAGATGATCATCTTGGTAATACAAGAGCTATGGCTGCTGCCGCAAGTGCTGCCGCACCCCAGGCTAAAGTTAAAGCATATCAATCAAGACCTTCCACAAAAAAACCAAAAGGAAAGGGAAAGGTTGGGGATATAGTTCCATCTAGAGTTGGTAAGGAAAATAAACCAGAAGATACAAATATAGGAATAAGATCCAAACCAGATGCTCCAAAATCTACTAAACAAACACAAAGAGCACGTAAAAAAGCAAGAAAGAATATGGGAGAAGAAATGACTTCTTATGAGTTTTGGAAGCAATTTGTTGGGGAAGCTGCTTATACTGGTGGTCCAGTTGGAAAAAATGAAATGATTGCTTCAAATATTGAAAAGGCAAAACAATCTTCATCTGCTTCGTCTACAACACCAACATCAACTACTACAACGACTAGACCTGGAACAACGCCAACATCAACTACTACAACGACTAGACCTGGAACAACGCCAACATCAACTACTACAACGACTAGACCTGGAACAACACCAAAACCACCATCATCAAATGGTGGTATTTTGAGTTCATTAGATAAATTTGGTAGGGATACTGCTGGTAAAGTTGGAGAAACAATAGGAAGAAATAAAACTGGAAATATTCCTATCATTAGTGATATTGGTGGTGCTATTGGTAGGCAGAAAGGTACGGATATGTATGATAAGATTACTTCTCCTTTTAGAAAAGAAGAAATATCTTCTTATGATTACTGGAAGCAATTTATTAATTAATAAATAAGTATATAAAAGTACTTTTTACTGCTCTCAAGAAAATGAATAAGAAAGATTTAGATGCTTTGAATGAATTGTATTCAAGTGTTTATAGTGGAGAGCAGTTATTGAATGAAGCACCAGGAGGTCCTGCAAGATATTCTGGTAGCAAGATGGATAAATTTTTAAGAGGAGTTGGAGATACTTCTAGAAATGTTGCAAACGCAGCATTATCTCCTTTGGATGCATTTAGATTTAAAGATGATCCACGTAAAGGGAAACCAATAATTCCAGCACCACAACAAGCAGCAGCAAAACCCACTACAAAACCAGCAAGAGAAACTCCAGCACAACGAGAAGCAAGAATATCAAAAGCACAAGATGCTGCAATTGCTGCAGCAGATAAAGCAGAAAAAGCAAAAGCACAGCAAAGACAACAACCTGGTGGTTCTGGTGGTAGAGGAACAAATGTACCAAGACCAGCAGCATCTTCAACTGTCCTTGCAAAACAAAAAGGAGTTGAAGGTAAGTTAGATAAAGCAACTGGTAAGTTTACTGCTGGTGCATTTAGTAATGCAGAAAAGTCCCGTTATTCAAGTGTTGCGGCAAGAAATTCTGCAGCATCAGGAACACCAAAACCTGCTCCATCTTCATCAAGTTCATCTTCGACTTCTTCTTCACCAAAACCAGCAATTGGAAAGTTGGGTAATACTTCATTTGAAAGAAGAACTCCAACATCTGCCGAATTAAGAGCAGCACAAGCAGCAAGAGCATCTGGGGCATCACCAGAAAAAGCACTTCAAGCAGCACAAAAAACCAATCTTCCAACACAAGGACCAACTCCTGCAATTCCTAGCGCATCAAGTGTCGCAGCAGACGTAGCAAAAGCAAATTCTCCTGCTGTTATAAATAAACCAGCACCAGCAGGTACTGCACTTGCTGCACAACAAAAAAAACCTCCAACTCCAGGAACGGGAGCAATTATGCAAAAACAATCTTACGAATGGAATACTGCTAAAACTTTGAGAGATATTGCAGGTGCTTATAATGAAATCTACGAAGCAAAGAAAAAAGTAGACCAAGATGAAGATGGTGATAATGATTTTGCGGATGTAAGAATTGCAAGAATGATTGCTTCTGGTGTTCCCAAAGAAAAAGCAATTGCGATGACGAAGAATAAGTCATACAATGAAGATATTGAGTATATTGAAGAAAGAGACGAAGGAAAACCAGGATTGATGTTTAAAAAGATTGCTGCATCTGCTGCAAAACGTTATGGTTCAAAAGAAGCAGGAAATAGAGTTGCTGGAGCAATTCGTAAAAAAGTTCTTGCAAATGAAGCAACTGCAATGGCTAAGAGAGGTCATGATGAAACTGCAATTCGTAATAAGATTGCAAAATCAACAGGTGGTGGTGAAGCAGCAGATAGAGCAACTGAATTGGAAAATAGACCAACTTTTGGTCAAAGAGGTGTAGATACTGAAGCAAGAAGGAAATATGCGAGAGCACAAAAAGGTGCTTTCCGTGATACAACTTCTTCAAATCCTGGTCTTCACGTTGGACAACACAAGTCTAATGACCCTGCCGTAAAAGCAAAGCAAGCAGCAAGAGGAGCACAAAGAGGTGTCTTGACCCCTAGAGAGAAAAAGAAACTCAATAGAGAGGCATATGAAGCATATGAATTCGTAGCATCATACCTTCTTGAAAATAACTTTGCATCAACAGTTGAAGATGCAAATGTGATTATCAATAATATGAGTGAAGGTTGGTTCAATCAAATTATGGAAGGTTGATATAATATTACAATTCATTAAGGCACCTTGACAGGTGCTTTTTTTATGACTATAATCACTCTGTTAGGGTTGAAGATAAGTTATACTTATAAATAACTTGAATATTATTAGGAACCCGAATGAGTTATGAAAACCCTTGGAGATACAATGGGGAAGTTTTTGATAGCAATGATATTCAAGATAGTTTTGGTTTTGTTTATCGTATTGATTGTGATACAACTGGTCGTAGATATGTTGGGAGGAAGTATTTCTGGTCTTTCCGCACACCGAAAGGAAAATCTAGAAAAGTTAAATCAGAGTCTGATTGGAAGCAATACTACGGGTCCTGTCCCGAACTCAAAGAAGATATAAAGAAATACGGAAAAGATAAGTTCCAAAGAACTATATTGTCTCTTCATAAGACCAAAGGAAAAACAAATTATGAAGAGACAAGACAGTTATTCTTAAATAATGTCCTGACGGAAGCACTTGACAATGGTACTCCTGCCTACTATAATTCGAATGTCATGAATCGATATTTTAGGAAGGATTACTTTAATGCGACTTCACATCAAGAAAATCTGCAATGATACGATACAACAACATATTGACCGTATGCATGATTTGTGTGAAGAGGGTAGAACAAAAGATGCAGAATGTATCTATAGTGAAATCCGTGATTGGGTAATTCAAAAAGAAAATCTTGAAGTATTGTCTCTCGATTATATCAGCGGAAACTTTTTGGATTTTTAATAAATTCTAAATACTCTGATATTATGAGACTTATTATGAGAATTTGATTTGACATTAGAGCCCAGGAAAGTGCCCTCCGAGAGGAGTGGTGTACCCCCTTTCTATTGGGATGTAGAGTTCAATTAAACTAAATGCAAAATTTCTTTACAGTAACCTTGCCTTTATTGGTATCGGTTACAACCAGTTCGGCAACACTGCCTAAAGTGTTTCCTCCTCCACCTGTGAGTGGTCTTCCACCATTTTCTATTATTCGTGAGGAGCCTACATCAAAGACAGCGACCAAAGAGGTTGCTCCCGAAAAACCAAAAGAGAAAAGGTTAATTTGTAAAGGGTGTAATGAAAATGAAAATGTTGCCCTGAATTATTTTCAGGACATTGGAATTAAAGACAGAAACGCCCTTGCTACTATTCTGGGCAATATTAAGCAAGAATCAACATTCGTGCCTAATATTTGTGAAGGTGGTAGTAAAAGGTCTTATTCATCCTGCTGGGGTGGATATGGACTGATTCAATGGACATCTGCGAATCGTTATTATGGATTGGGTGATTTTGCTAAAAAGTATGGTGGTTCTCCATCATCACTTCAAACGCAACTTCGTTATCTTACAAGCGAAACTCAATGGAAAAAGATTGAAGACCGTATGAAAACCAATGGTCGTTCAATTTATTCTTATATGGGTGATGCGTATAACTGGATTGGTTGGGGATATCATGGTGCCCGAACCTCATACGCCCATGATTATGCTTCACGACTGATTCAAGTAGAAGTCTGAATAAATAGGGGAGGAGAGTTCCTTCCCTTTCTTATGACAATCGCAGCACAAGTAGTTTCAGAACTATTAGATTGGTCTAGTGATAATTCACTTAAGAACAAGTGTAAAATGGTTCTAAATTCATATCTGTATGAAGAACCAAATTTAACAATTGAAGAATTAAAAAAAAGTTTAAGAATATTCCTTCAAGGTCTTGAATGAACTTTAATTTTAATTTTAGCAATAAAAAACCAGACATAAAGCAATATGCAATCATAGGAATTGTATTGAGTTCTATTATTGCAACACTTTCACAATGTACTGGAATATCACAAAATAATATTTGGGATTTACTTGACGAAGTTCAAAGAAGATATTTTCCAGGCACAATACTTAATGAGTTTGTGATTAAAGACCCAGAGAAACTTGACCGAAGAATACATCGTGATGTAGATGCAGCAATCGCAGAATATGAACGATTGACAGGAGACGATGGAAAGGTTAGAATACCTAAACCAAGATACATCGAAAAACCATTAGACTCTTCTGTTTGTTATACAAAAGATTGTCAATCATTAGGTGGTGAAATGCGATTGTGTTCTCCTTGGAATGATGATTGTCCAAAAAATGCGGAAGTAACTCAACGGTAGAGTCCCTGCCTTCCAAGCAGGTTGTTGCGAGTTCGAATCTCGTCTTCCGCTTTCTTAATCAAATACTTGACAAAGTAAAAAACTTGTATTAAGATACTGTCATCTTAAGATTTGCTTAAGAAGCCTAAATAACGGAGATTTGCCTTGTTGTAAATCTTCACATTGTCGTTTAGTACAAAAAAATAAATTTTTATGAAAATCAAACAACTGATGCTTGCACCTGTTGCTCTTGGTATGATTGCTCCTGTTGCTGCGAATGCCGCAGACCTTAACTTGGCAGCAGTCAATCAATACTCAACTGGAGAACAGGTTTCGAGCGTCACTCAATTGTCTGATGTTCGTCCTACGGATTGGGCATACCAGGCACTCAGCAATCTTGTTGAGAAATATGGTTGTGTTGCTGGTTATCCCAACGGAACTTTCCGTGGTGGTAAGTCAATGACTCGTTTTGAGGCAGCAGCTCTTCTGAATGCTTGCCTTGATCGTGTGACCGAAAGCACCGATGAACTTAAAAAACTCCTTGCCGAGTTTGATACGGAACTCACAATTCTGACTGCTCGTGTAGATGGTCTTGAGAACAAAGTTCGTACTCTTCAAGCACAACAATTCTCTACTACCACCAAACTTTCTGGTGAAGCAAGCATGATTCTTGGTGGTATTCCTAACTACACTGCGAATGGTGTGAAAGGTTATGGAAACACAACCTTCAATTATGACCTTCGTATCAACCTGGATACTTCATACACTGGTCAAGATTTGCTGCGTACTCGTCTGCGTACTGGTAATTTCTCCAAGTATCCTTTCGGTACTTCCACCAACAACATCTTCAAACTTGATAAAGCAGAAGATTGGAATAACGCAGTTTATATTGACCGTCTGTATTATCAATTCCCTGTTGGTGCAAACAAAGCAACCAAACTGACGATTGGTGCTCTGGTTCGTAACACTGAAATGGCTTGGATTCCAAGTGCATATAAGTCAAACATTCTTGATGTATTTGCTGTTGGTGGCACTGGTGGAGTCTATAATAAAGCAACTGGTGAAGGTGTTGGACTGCAGTGGAAACAACCTGTTGCAAAAGGCAAACCTGGATTTGTCTTTAATGCCAACTATGTTGTCAATGGTTCTGCCGTAAACAGTGGCAACACTACTTGTAGTGCTGGTTGTAAAAATGGTGCATCAGGTTCTGATAGCACTTATGGTGTATTCAATTCTGAGTCTGGTATCAATATCCTGACCCAACTTGGTTATAAAGCAACTCAGTGGGGTGCTGCAGTTGGTTATCGTTATGGAACTACTCAAACTGGTGTTCGTGATGGTAATGGTGTTGCAGGTAGTGCTCTTGGTCTTGGTCAGTATTCAAATGCTGTTGCACTGAATGCTTACTGGCAACCCAAGAAATCTGGTGCTATTCCTTCAATTAGTGCTGGTTACGGTTACAACTTTGTTAATGGTAACTCCACTTCTCCTGGTGCAACTCCTCAGAAACAAGCACAATCATCCCGTTCTTGGATGGTTGGTCTGCAGTGGGATGATGCCTTTGTGAAAGGTAATGCTGCTGGTATTGCTCTTGGACAACCTGCAAATTCTGCTGGTGCTTCTGGTAGCAATCCTTGGCTTGCTGAGTTCTTCTACAAAGTTCAAGTATCTGACAATATCTCAGTTACTCCTGCTCTGTTTTATGCTTCTGGTTCAAGCAATTCAACCACGAATGCTGCTAACCAACCTTCCTTCACTGGTTTGGGTGGTGTAATTCAGACTACCTTTAAGTTCTGATATTTAAATCATAGATACCATTTATCCTCCGCAAGGGGGATTTTTGGTATTTGGTTATATTATAAATACTTAAAAAATAAGTATAATGGAAAAACTGTTTAAACTATTAAGTGATGCTCAGGCATCACTTTTTGTGCTTTTTCAAAAAACTTGGATTTATCACTGGGATGTAGTGGGT